ATGTTGCGGCTGACATCGGCAGACTATTTGGCGAGGCGATTGCAACTAAAATTGATACTGACCTTGCGGCTTTGTTTACAGGCTTTTCAACAGAAAAAGGGCCTGGAGCTGGTAATGAAATAACTGTGCAAGATTTATTTGAATGTGCGGCAGAACTCAAAACCAACAAAGCACCTGGCCCATACTACGGAGTGTTCCACCCTAAACAAATATTCAATGTTAAAAAATCTTTAACTAATACATTTGTTGGTAGAGACACAGAATTATCTAACGAGGCTATGAGAACAGGATTTGTAGGCAATATTGCTGGAATACAAATCTTTGAAACTTCTAATATCTCAGTTGATGGTTCAGATGACTCTATCGGTGGCGTGTTCTCACAAGACGCTTTAGGACTAGCGATGATGCAAGACTTAAAAATTGAGTCTCAGCGTGACGCAAGTTTAAGAGCAGATGAGATCGTGGCTACGGCGGTGTTTGGCGTTGGCGAACTTCATGATTCTTATGGAGTGAAAATAACTGCTGACACTTTAGCGGCTTAATAATCAAAACAATTAAGGGGTGGTACACCCACCCCTTATCTGATATAAAAAATTATGACTATAGAAACTGTAAAACTAATTAATGATAAAAATGGTGCTGTCATTGAAAGAAAAAAAGTAGATTACGAAAACAATGTGAACATTTGGACACAGCGTGGTTGGA